AACTAAAAAATATTAACTAGTCGATTAACTATTTCTTTATTTTACCTTTAATTATTCAAATAAGGGCACAAAGGCACGCAAGGGCACGCTTGTGACAAAGTTCTCTCAGGGGAGCTACTATAGAAATACTTTGTCAGAAGCGTGCCCTTGTGTGCCTTTGTGCCTTTTTCTATTTTAAAAATACTATTAACTATATTACCTTTAATTATTCAAATAAATACCTAAACATATACATATATATTCAAATAAACCCTTAATTATTCAAATAACAAGCAAAATACGGGTTCAAAAAGCAAATAACCCCCTTAATTATTCAAATAACAAGCAAAATACGGGTTCAAAAAGCAAATAACCCCTTTATGGATACAACAATCGTATCAATAGTTGATTTCCTAATTCATCGTAATCATTGGATAAATACCCGATCACATCATACGCAGGTTCTTCGTTTATAATCGATAACTTTGACCAGTCGATAGCATTGACTCTTAACCAATAATAGACGGTTTTATGTTTGATAACTATAAACGGCTCTTTATAATGCTTAATAAGGGAATCGATTTTACTTTTATTTAAAAAAGTCGGTTTGTGTTTAAACGATTTACATTCCACGATTATGCTTTTTATATTTTCAGTATTCAAAATAATAAAATCAGCTCTTGCGAATCGATAGGTAGATTTAATAAATTGAAGTCGCTCCACGAATTGACAATCCATTAATGACTTGACAAACGAAATAGTTTCAAACTCAGTAGAGACGCAATCCGCATCTATTTTAATTTCTATATCCATAAATAGAATAGGCTTATTAAATATATTATATGAACGAACCCCTTTATTTTTTTATAGTTGAATTATATGCGGTTTGTTGTGATTCCAAAAAAAGTGATAGATAACGAACATTTAAAATCTACCATCAACCATATGCTAAAAGTCTATCACAATACAACCATTCACAATGTTCGTTTTATAGACAATGATATTACAAACTTACAACGCAAAAATCTAATTTTTTTAAGGCCTTTAGAATCCATTGGAGAGAGGTAGGTTTCGTAATTTTACGGAACAATATAAATTGAAACAAAAAAAGCATTGAATAATTGAAACAAAATGCATTGAATAAATTGAAACAATCAACAAGGCAACAAGGCAATAAACAAGTCAACAACCAATAAACAAGCAAACAACCAACAAACACGGCAATAAGGCAATAAGACAACAACCAATGAAAACAACAAATAAACAACAATTAACTAAAAAAGTACCGGGTAATTAATTGAAACGTATTGTAGACATGGATTATTATCCTATTTGAAAAAAACAATGTATAGATTTTACAATAAATGATTTGTCTCTATAATTTTTTTTAGTAGACAAATAAATAATGTGTATAGCCAATAGTTGTCTTGAATATTATAAAAAGATTATACCTTCGGGTCGATAGAGTTTATGATTATGGAGACAATATTTGGCGGCCAAGTCGTTGCCCTTGGTCAATGGATTGGAGACAAAAAAGTATTTGAAATATATTGTAGGTATAGATTGTTTTGTTTAATTTACTAATACTTTTTTACTAATCTTTATGAAGGGCACAAAGGCAACACAACGGCACACAAATTCAAAAGTATTCCCAGGGGAGCCACTATACAAGAACTTTTGAATTTGTGTGCCGTTGTGTGCCGTTGTGCCTTTTCTATTTGAACCATGTTATAGGCAATGATTGTTGTTTTATTATGAAACAATTTGTCTCCAATTTTTAATTATGGTTTATAATTTTTATGGAAATATTTACGACCGAGTTCCCATGTCAATGGATTGTTTTTCCTTACCATAATAGATAAGAAGATTAATATATTACGCTTAAGAAAACCTGCGGACTCTGCTGACGTCTTGTCAACATAAGTTATTACCATTTGTCTCTATAAATATTACATGTATGGATTCGGGGGGACTTGGGGGACTTTTTGACCCCCTAAACGCTGGAGAGCCTTGGCGTTTTTTAGATCAAGTTTATTTTAAAAAGTCCCAAGGCTAATCATTTTTTTCGGCTAAAAGTCCCCCAAGTCCCCCCGAATCCATACATGTAAGATTTGTATCCACTAGAAGAAAATTTCTATAATAAAAATGAATGCATGTACTTGTCTCCATTTCAAAAATAAATAAAAAAGATAATTGGAGACAAATATCTGGGTTCAATTTATTGGATAATTATTATATTATTTTTATATATGTCTTTCACCGACAATAAAGATTCAGACAATTATAGCACAGATGCGAATGGTTGGGAATTAATAAAACAATTTATACCGACAGACAAAATATTGTATGCTCCATTTTATAACGATGGAAAGCAAAAAGAAATATTTAAATTAATGGGTTTTGATATAATACACGAAGACGAAGATTTTTTTAAAAATATACAAACAAAAGAATATGATGTATTGATAGACAATCCACCTTTTAGTAAAATGAAGGAAATATGTAGCGAACTAAAAAAAAGAGACAAACCTTTTATTTTAATCGCCTTTTTCAAAAGTGATATTGATGAAGTGGTTTCAAACATTATTTAAAGAACATTTACAAGTTATCATACCATTTACACGTCCAACTTTTACACATTTAACCCACCCTAAAAAGGGATATACACCACCCTTTGGTGTTCAATATTATTGTTATAAAATGGATTTACCTAAGGATTTAATATTTTTATAATTAGTGTATTTATTAATTTTTTTAGGTATTGATAATAAAAATAAGGCGACAATCCATATGTATCTGCTTTCAATTTTTCATTTATCTCATCGTTTTTAAATAAGGGGTCTTTCTTAAATTGTTCTATCTTTTCATGAGGAATAAAGTGAATACCATTGCGTTGTGTTGTATATTTAAAGATAGATTTTGTCTCCATATATATAAGATTTTATTTTATGGAATATCTTTAAATATTGATTTTAATAATTTTGTATTGGTTATGGTATTGTCACTCCAGTTGTTAAGAAATCGTTCGTAATCTTCTACATAAGAGTCATCCATTTGCTTCCATTCTAAAGCATAATCAAAGAGCAAACAATACCATCCACACACATCACTATGAATGTTTTGAATGTGTCGGTTACTATACGCAATTGGTCTAAAGTTTTTCAAATAATTCTCTACTTCAATAGGCATGTCAATTCCAAAACTATCAAAATAGATTGCTTCACATACTTTCTCTTTATTTTTCTTACCTTTGTAATCGTCTCTATCTTCATCACAAACAATTTTAAAACAAACAAAATGAGTACCTGGTTCTTTAGCATCGCTCATATTAATGTAATAAGTTCCTATTTGATGAGGTATAGGTTCTAGTTCGTCTTTACTAAATACACCCACTATTGGTAAGTCCATTCTCTTACACAAACGATGTAAATCAAAATTGGTTAAACTCATTATACTGTATACACATATTTATTTTACATGATGCGTTCGCCCGTTCCACCATTCTGGAAACTACTACGTGGAGTAAATGGATGATTTTGTGCGGAATACAAGGTAGCATATGGACTAAAGGTAGGCATATCACTCGCGGGTCTTACCATAGAATTTCTTCGTCCTTTTCCGCCTTTCATTCCGTAACCTCTTTTGTTAATCTGGTCTGCTAATGCCTTACCACCAGCACCCCCCGCAGCACCTCCTAAAGCACTACCAAAAGGGCCGCCTACGAAAGAACCAGCAGCCCCACCCATAACCGTTCCAGCAATAGGTAATACAAACGCTGCTTCATCTCCAATTCGTTTTCCAAATAGAGCTTTTTTTCCTACTTTTGCTCCTCTTTGAAAATCTCTTCCTGTTTCTTTTGCTCCTTTTTTTATTTGTTTTCCAATATTTGAAAAAAATCCACTACCTTGTTTGTTATTACGAATAGATGCCATAAAATCTTTTGCTTCTTGAGACCCTTTTTCAAATCGTGGTATACGACGAGGAGGATATGGTTGTATAACATTACGACCTCTTTCTGGTAAAATTCTCATTTTTCCCATACCTTCCTCATCAAAGTTAGGCATACGTCGTCTGTTTCGCATTCCTGAACCAGATAATCCAGAACCGCTTAAACCACGTCCAGTAAGTCCAGAACCGGCTTTGCCATATAATCCAGCACCTGATTTTTTCACGATTTGTTTTGCTACTGCTCTGTATTGCGGGTCTTCAATATTATCCACAACAACATTTACACTTTTTTTCGCAATAGGCAAAATTTTACTGCCTAAAGAAAGACGTTGTCCTGAAAGGAATTCATTACCTGTGTCGCTAATTCCTTGATTAATCATGTCACCTAATTCTTCATCTCCAGTTGCTTGACCTACCATCATTCCTAAAGTAGTTCCTGTTGTATCGATTAATCCCTGTGCCTCATCTTGTAACACATCTCGAATAGGTTTTGGTATTTTAGATATTATTTTTTTGTTGGTTTTGCAACTTTGTTTCCTACATCAACCACTCCTTTTTCTACCTTTTTCCCTAATTTCTTCAAACTACCAAGTAATCCTGAAGCACGAACTTCATCTTCGTCCATTTGAATCCGTAATCCTTTGCCACGCTTAAAAGCGGACATCATTTTCTTTGCGTTTTCTGGATGTAATGAAACCACTACATCTCCATTACCCATTGAACCATGACTAATTTGAATAGGCATTCCTTTTCGTATTTTTGTCATTTGCGCAGGTGAAATACTCAATTGAATTTGTTCCATATATACATATCAAAAGAAAAAAAATGTTGATATACTATATAAATGAACGATTACGATTTTTATGTAGTATTGGTTAATATGTTTTATTCTTCACAAGAAATAGATGAAAAATACATAGATGTTTGGTTAAATATTCTCACAATAATGATTTACTATTTTGCTAAAGTTATATAATCTTCTTTTTCTTTAATTCTTCAAATAAATCCATATCATGTTTTTTATACCGCATATTTTGGAATATACTCTTAAATAAAAAGGCGTAAATTCTTGCCTTGCTCCATTGTTCCATAGATAATCGTTTAGATGCTCCTTTTCGTAAATCGTCGTTTTTACTAAAATCATTTAATCTAACTGAACCTAAATTATTTGCGTATGCTCCTTTACCTCGTTTTTCCACTTCTTTCATAATCTTTATAGGAACTCCAGTCAAATCTTTTAATTCTTTTAAAGTATGTTCCGTATCTTTATCCAATCCATATTTTTCATTTAAGCGTTGTTTATAGGTAGTCATATATATTATTGAATTATAAAATATTTATTCAAATACTTATTGAATTCGGGCCCCTGTCTGAATGTCGACCGTCATGCTCCGCCGAAAAACAACAAAGCACATAAGGGAAATTTGCTGAGCTGACGCATTCTTGCCTACAATTTGGACAGACTTTGATACACCCTCTTCACTTGGTAGAGAACGAGATGCGTTACCATAGTAGTAGCGGTAAAGGTTTTCAAATTCAAATTTACCAATTAGACCACTTCCTAAACCAGTAGTGAGACCACCATTCAACTGATTAGAAGAAGCAAGTTGATGAGAAAACGCTTGAAAATCGTATTCTTCATTTTCAAGGAAAAGATTGACACCTGAAAGTAGAATATTAAATTGCTGAAGTGGCACAGGATCAGGCGTCGCTCCAGCCGTTCCATAAGGAGATAAAAACGGATTCATATTATTATTCGCAGACGAAGAAAGGAAAGGAACAACCAATACACTTTGGATATCCGAAATACCATTTGAAACCAAGAAATTGAAGGTATCTCCAGCATTGACACCGTTAAATTGGTATTGGAATACATCTTCATATTCTACACGCTTGGTAGGAGCAAGAGATAAATAGCGTTGTTCTGCTAAAGGATTAAATTTATAAAGAGGAGCATATAGACGGCACGAGGTCAAAGACGTTTGATGACCATTTTGACGAGATTTTACAATATCTACGGAAAGTTTAACAGCATTTGTTCCTAAAGAAGTTTTACCTCCACTTTGTGTTGCGGTGGTTGGTTTTTGCGAAGTAAGCATAATAGGGCAAGTATTACCACTCAATACAGATGCTTGAACGGCAGGAAGATTTGTAGCAGTTGGCGTAAAGGAAACTTCCGCTTGATTGGTATTGATGAGAAACCGCATAGTAGAACCTTTAAGTAGAGGGCATTTTTCAAAATAATCCGTTAAATCTTTTAGACGAAGTTTGGCATACACTTCCCAAACGACGGAAGTAGCACTTTTAGAAACACATCGTGATTGGTAAAGCAACCCACGAGTCGCTTCCGCAATAACAGCACTCTTACCTTTACCACTGGTAAATTTATTGGTGTTTTCCATGCGTTTCCGCAATCCCTCGTTATGAGAACCTAAATCCCAGTTTGATGTCAAAGCATGACCAGAAGTAGCAGGAGCATATTCGTTGTTGTAAATACCACGACCACTCAAATTATCCGCTTGTGTATAACCCCATGAAGAAGGAGTGTCAAGAGCATAACCTAATTCATTTCCGTGATTGATGACGTCGCTTTCGCTAAACGAAGTGTGTGCTTTGAAAGAACGGAATACATTCAAAAAAGGGGTTTGTTGGATGATAGTTTGATTATTAAATTCAACACTCATTGAGTTAATCATGTTCCAGTAACCATTTTTAAATCCCATCATGTTATGCGAATCAGCATCGTCTAAACCAGCAGTAGCAGTTGCTTCCACCACTAAAGGCATAAGAATGTATCCTTCACTCCAATTCACATAACCACCAGCATTGGATAGTGGCGTAGAATCAATCACCACTTGAGACGAATAATTCTGTGCGTTGTTGTCGTTGACATACACCCATTTTTTTTCTGTAAATTCACTTTGGTCGGTTTCAGTTGTAATACTCTCTTCAAAAACCAAATTATCCATTATAGTATATCCACAGAAAAAAAATTAATACAAACTTAAAAATTCAACGAAATATATTTTTAGGTTTTCCTTTTGAAGTATCTATTTGTAATCCATCAAATTTCTTAAATGCTTCGGTTGCTTTTTCATTCTTGGAGCAACATCGTCTTTCACTTTTTCAGCATTCTTTCCTAAACCAGCGAGTCCATCTCTAAACATTCGTTTGATTCCACAACCGCTTTTACCTTTTTAATCATGACTCCACGACATCCTTTTCGTTTGGAATGATAACAACCCGGCATATATATATATTAGATATTTTTATTTTCGTTTCTTCATTAGGGTCTCGTATGTTTCGTTTCTGTGTATAAAGTCATCAACATATTAGGGTCTCGTATGATAATTGGACGACTTAATTGGTCTCTAAACTCCAAAACAAATTGAGTATATTGTCCGTCTTCCACATCCGCAAATTGTAAATAGTTTGGTTCAAAATTTAAAATAAACCACCAATGCTTGTTCCTAAAGGAGTATAACTACTTAAAATATTAGATGGAATAACCGCTCTATTATTGACTAAATTACAAGACACTAATATGGAACTATATGGAGTTATTTGTGGAGCAACACTACTTAAAAAACTGGCAGTGGTTGAACCAGTTTGATTAGAAGGATACGAACCAATTTCATACCCTAAAACTTCACCAAAACCTGATGTGTTGATATTGAATTGTGATAAAGTGGAAGTAGTAGGGACAGACCACGATGCCCCACTTGGTAATATATAACCATTGGTTGATTGTATAGTAGCGTCTAAAGGATACGAATTTATTTGAACTGCATACCTTGAAGTATTGACTATAAATTCTAAAAAGTAAATGAATTGCCCCGCAGAATTCGTCATATAATGTGTGTTGGCAATCATGACGGATTGGAAGTATGAATTTAAATCGCTAATTTCATAATAACCATCTGGAATCGTGATTGAATATTCCAATCCATCAAACCATGTATAACTAAAACTATTGTTACCATAATCACTTGTAATATTGAAAATGCTAAAGTATTGATACAAAGATAGTAGAGCAATCATATCGTTTTTAAATGTGAATCCTCCGCTTGGAAAGTTATATACAAGTTTAGTGTTGTTTGAATTTTCCACTATATTAGAAGTATTTAATATAATTGTTTTTCCCATTATATTATATTGATAGAAATTATTTTTCAACAGCAGACAATTCTTTCAATAGATCATAACCGTCTTGTTTTTGGATTTGTCCCTTTTCCATGAAATGTAAAATCACAGAACGTAATTCTTTAATTAGTGTAGGTGCGTTGTTACCAGCAATAAATTGGCCTCGCAATACTTTGAACCGTTCTACTAAATCTTTTTTGTCTTCGTGTATTGGTTTCAATTTAATCGTTTCCATGAGTCCTGATGCTTTTACGGCTTGGTTGAAGTGTTCTTTTTCTTCATTTACAATTTGTCATACATTCTATCACTCAATACTCCTCGTTCCAACATATCCATAAGTAATTCACGATATTCTGGTGAAACCACTTTCACTTTGCCCACATTCTTAGAACGAGAAGGGTATTTTATAGATAATTTGAAATCATCTCTTAAAGAAGGATAATGAATCAAATGTTTCCAAATGTTTTATAAGTATCTTGTGGAATCGCAACATCAATCCCTTTACCAATTTTCACTGCTGGTCTGCCTTTTTTCTTCACTTGAAAAGCAACACGAGGCATGGAATTTAATTGTGCTTGTGCTTCTAATTCCTCATTATGTATACCGAAACCTCTTTTCATGACTTCTGGATAATTAAATGCTGGAAATAATTTATCATCTATTTTGGTTTGACTATATCTCGATAAATTAATCGTTTTATCCAATCCACTTTCTTGTTTTGCTTGAACGTATTTGTCCAACACATCTGTTGCGGTTTCCATAAGCGGTTCTTTACCTGTGGATAATGTGTTTAATTTAGCATCTTTTTGTGAAATACTTCTAAATTTATCGTTGAAAGCATCTTCAAAATCACCATTGTCTCTCAACAATTCTCTTAATTGTTTTACAAATAGTTTTCTAATTTTATCTCCGTTTAATTGTTTTGGTCCATCGTTGGTTCTATATACAACTCCATCTGTTAATATAGTTGCTATGTCTGCTATGTCACCTGCGTTTAAAGACATTATTTCTTGAGTTAGTGATTCTTCGCCTTCTTCTAAAGGTTCGTCTTCTGCCATTTGTTCTACCTCTGCCATTTGCTCTGCCATTTGCTCTGCCATTTGCTCTTGTTTTCTATATTCTCCCACGCTGTTTGCTATTATGTCTTGAATGGAAGCGTTAGAACTTAATTTAGTTGATTCTGCTTGTTTCAATCGTTGTTCTACATCACCTTCTCGTATGTCTTTGATAATAGATACTCTTACGCTCTCAAATGCTTGAGCATCCGGATTTACTTTGTCATTGATTCTTTCAATATCTCTTTCTACATTTTTAGAAGTTTCTAACTTACGGAGTTGTCCTAAAGAAGGCACACCTAATTTTTTATAAAGTTTTAATATGCGTTTGGATAATTCGTCAATATCCATTGAAGTTAAAGAAACATTGGATTTCATGTCTTTTATCGTAGAGTCCATTTGATACATTAAACCTTTCATTTCTGTTAAATTATCCACGTCTACACCTAATTCAATGGATTTTTCCACTAAATCACTTATGATGTCTACATTGTATTCTACTTCTAAATCGTCAAAAGCGTTACTAACAATATCACCTTCCACTCTTGTCAATGGATTTGTATCTTCTGCTCTAATAATGAACTCACGAATGATGTCACTCACGAACTCTGGAGTCAATAGATTAGGATTGGTTTGATTCACAATACGATTACGGATTTGTGGAAACAAGGCATTGAAAATGATAAGACCATCTTCGTTTCTTACTTTGCGTATTTCGCTCATGATTTGGTTTATACCTCGCACGTCAAAGTCAAACAAACTCTGTAAATTGGTAATCGCTTCTTGTTCTTGTTTTGCGGTATCTCCTCGTCGCTCTGCTCGTGATTTATATTGTGGAGGAACTTCAGGCGGATTGTATGGATTTTGATAATCTTTTACTTTTCGCTCTTTCATTGCTTCGTTTTGAATCATCAGTTTCAAGACATCCTTTGGTTTTTTTCTTTGCTCTTTCGTCTGCTACACTCGTAAAATTACCTACAAACATTATAATATAACCAAAGAAAAAAATATTAGGATTTAATATAATTAATTCTGCGTTAATTCTGCGTAAATTAGGGGGTTCGTCGGGTTTTAAAGGGCAAAGCCTTTAGGTTTTTAGTCTTTTAGGGGGTTCCGTCCCCCTTCGTCGGGTTTTAAAGGGCAGAGCCTTTTAAGTCATATACATCTAAAAAGTTAAACCTAAATCGGTCTTTTGGTTCGCTGTCTAAATCTACCAATAGAAAATCTTGTTTGTTGTCTTGAATAGAATGTTGATACAAATCCACCAATACTTCCTTAGATACGCCTAAAGAATACTCACGCAACATACGAAATAAATCTTGTAATGTATTCAATCGTTTGATAATGAGGTAATTTAAATTCATTCTTATCATTTTCGGCACACTAAAATAGGATTGAGACAAATACACCAAACTGCAATTTAGTTTCCTTGCTCGTATGAAATATTGTTCCAATTGCTTTTGGTTTTTTTCCAATACTAAATCGTCCATAACTATTAGCGTTTGTTCCTTCTTATCAAATTCATCTAAATCTGGGGCGGAATCAATGCCTTCGGTTATGGTTAAACCATTATCCACTTTGCTTTCAAGGTAATTGTAAAGCGGTTCATCTTTGTTTTTGGTAATAATGTGTATGTTGTTAAACGTTCCATTCATAATACGGATTAAATTCATTAGTGTTTGGGTCTTACCTGCTCCGCTCCCTCCAATAATCAGCATTCTAAAAGGTAAGTTCAATTTATGGTCTTTGAATTTCGGATTATGACTTTGTAGTAAGAATTTACGAGGCATGACTTTGTAATAATCTACCATTCCATTTTTACTCACGGCATCTTTTTTTTAGGCATCTTATATTATATTAACATTATAATTTATAGTATCCTATCTAAACTGGAAATATGTGTTGGTTTGTTTTGTGATTCTTCTTCGTCTGTTAGTGAGTTGTTGGAACTACTTACGAGTAACTTAGGGTCAATGACAAGCAACTGGTCTTTTTTGTTGAACTTGTTTAATATTTGTGAATTTTCTACTAAGTTAACATATTTGCCATAAGTTTTATTAAATATATTAAACCGTCAATTCCTCTGTCTTCTTCTGGTAAGGATAAAGTTTTAAAAATATCTAAGGCTAATGTTTTAAAAGATACTGCTAGTTCTTGCTCTTGTGTTGAATTTTCTTGAATTTTCATGTAAAGTTTGATAGATGTCAAAATGGTAATCAACATAGAAATAGAACAACTCACAATGCTAATAAGTTCTTGGTCTGCGAACGGGTCAGCACCTACACTAAACGAACCGCTAAATACACTTAAAACAATAGTTGGAAGTTCAAACCAAACACTACAATTCTTATAATATAAATGATTGTTGATATGCCTATTGGTAAGATACACCGCATTCAATCTTATTTTATCCAGCAAACTATCCACGGAGTGCGACCAATTCATTTATATTATGTAGAGATATTATCCAATCAAAAATCCACCAAAAGAATGATATTCAAGAAAACCACCATTTTCAATTCTAACTGACCCTGATTTAACACGAACTCTTATCACATTGCCCACAGAACAAGGTCTGAGTCGGAGA